TGTAATTTTATTTTATCCTCATTAGATATTTTTGATTTGCCTATCTCAGCTAATGCATCTTGAGGCGAACTAACACCACTTAAAACTTTTCCTAATGTTGGATTTATCATTGATGCCGCACCAAATAATAACTTGCCAACTGTTGTCTCTTTGAATTTCTTTTTATCACTCATAATTAAAAAATCTAAAATGTAAACCAAACAAAATTAAATAAACATTTAATTCAGAAAATTTAGTTTCCTCATCGTATGGATAATAAGCAAATCCTAGTAGTAAGCCATTGCTTACAGTTTCCATTATACCAAATTGAAACTTATCCATTTGTTATATCTATATATTTTGTTTTTCCCTTATCTCTAACTGCTTTTAAAATTCTATTTCTATTTACAGAATCACTTACATAGCTAACATGAACCCAGTCAGGGTTAGTACTATCACCAAACTCCCAAATCATTTGATCAAAGTTTAAATTATCTTTTATATAATTAAACATCTCAGCATTTGTTTTATGCCCATAAATATCATCAATATCCATAGCTTGACCATAACAATGTTGACTTGTTTGTTTGCCATTTTTTGATGCACCACCAATAGCTTTATTAAGTGCCTCTGATCTATAAAATGAATTAATCTTAATTGGACCACCAACCCATTTTCTAAGTGGCTCAAATATATGCTCAGCGACATTTTTCATATTAGATAAAATATTGCCATCTGGTGTATTTGCTAAGCCAAGTCGCATAGCTGTTATGCTTTTTGTCGCTTCCTTTTCTGAAATATGTTTACTAATCATAATAAATTATTTTAGTTAGTAGATGCTCTCCTATTGCTTTTTATTCTATCTATTGTGTTTTGAATCTCCATGTTGCTAACATTTATTTTAAATGATAGATCAGCAATATATTGCATTCTTATTCTACCAGTTTTATCCATAATAACAATTACCGGAACTGATGTAATGCCTTTTTGAATGTCTTTTGGTTGATCTTTTAAATAGCTAAATTTTACAATAACACCATTTAAAGAACTTAAATCGTAATTATTTTTTTCATTCCATTTTGCATTTATTTGCAAAACAGTAATATCTTGAGCTTTAACACAAACCGCAACCAATACAAATATCACACATAATATAAATTTTTTCATCTTTTAAAAACTTTGTCTTCTAAATCTTTTATAGCTTCTTTATTTTCCTCAACATCTTCTTTAATATTTTCAGTAAGTTTATCAATCGTAACTATATTTGAACGTATTAACTCATCTTTAAATTTAAACTCCATTTTTTGAACAAACTCATCACCAGAAAAATTTTCAATTTTATTTTGTAATTCTGATATATCGCTTTGTAATGTAAACCACATACTAGCTAGAGAAATTGTACCAGCTATGATAATTCCTATTGTTTTCAAATCTAGTTGTACGTTAGTGTCCTCACTAATTTTTGTCGCCATCTTCTTTTTTACTTTTAATTTTTTGTATTGTATAAATTATGGTAGCCAGTAATAAAATTATTCTTAATGAAATCTCAATATTAGTTAAAGAAATTCCTAGTGCTACTGTATTCATTATATATAATTTCATGTCTGTGTGTTCCATTTTAATTTGTTTGTTCAACTCTATTTGATAATTCTATTATGCCCTTAAAGTATGTGCCACCATCTGTATCTTCCTGGCTATAATTTACACTTTCAACATTACATCCATATACTTTAAAATTATCACTAGACAAATCGAAATATCCACTTGTTCTAGTTCTCAGTAAAGATAAGCAAGTATTTACTAATTGATTAGCTACTAAATCACCACCAGAATCGCCTTGATATTTAGTAACAATTTCTAATCTTGTAATAACCTCAGTTGTAAAAGATTGTTGGTTATTATCAATCTCATTTGTAGCAACACTATAAACCCAAATATAAGGTGGTGAAAAACTTTTAGAAACTCTATTGGTAACTTGAACTGGTTGACCACTAATTGATTGACTACCTATTGCAGAAATTATAGCTTTTCTTATATATTGCATTGGCTCTCTCATCTTATTTTTCTATTTAGTTTTGATTCTAATTTTTTAACAAAATTTCTAAATACAACCCTAGCTGGGTTAAAGAAATATGGTTGTGGCTTTTGTTTGCTAGTTCCATACTCAACATAACTTGAATATTCCATTTCAGATACAATAGCAACACCAGATCCCTCTTTGCTATAATTAATTCCAGATTTTAAAGCACCGGTATCAACTGGAGCTTTTAATTTTTGTTCTTTTACAATGTTTGCACTTGCTCTAGCAATATCAACTTGATCAGCATTTTTTACAACAATATCTAAATCAGTCAATATTTTATTGACATTATTTAAATCAGCTTTATTAAATTTTAATTTACTTTTCATTATGCAAAACTTACAGCTTCAATGGTTGTATAAAAATCAGGTGTGCTTTCAAACATATTTACAATCCTATATTTATAAGCACCACCAGAAAATTGTAAATAATATTCAAAATAATTATTTGGGCTAACAAGTGCATGATTTCTAAATATTAATTTTATTTTTTGAGATTGTTTTCGACTACCATTTTCTGTTTTCATTTCACCACTTAAATAAGTAACATTTGCCCATAATGTTGTTAATAAAGTAGGTGAATCACTAAACCCACCATAACCATCAACAGTTTGATTTAATCTATATACACCAATTCTAGTATCTAATTTTCCGGCATCCATTATAAATACATTGCTTTATATGAGTTTAAAATATCTCTAACATTAGTTGGTATTGATTCAACATTACTTTTTTGATCTGAACTAAAATCAGCTCTATTATCATAATAGGTTGATACTAATTGCATTATAGCCGATTGTAATAATGAATCACTTAACCCAGTTGTAACATAGGTAACTTTTACTTTGTCGGCATAACCACCATCAAGCTCAATGGATTCATTATCCAAACCTAATACAGTATATGTTACAGCTGTACCATCACTTGTAACACTAGAAATACTACTTACTGGACCAAATGGCAAATCGAAAATGCCATTGGTTTCATCCATATAGTATGTTCTATTTTTTGATACAATATCTCTTGAAATATAATTTTCACACCAAATTCTAGCTTGAGTAATCATCCTGGTGATAATATTGTCATCAGCAGTTGTGCTAACTCTCATGTAATCTTTAGCTGTTGCTACTAATACAATTTCAGATCCCTCAGTTGAATTAATCTTTATTTGTCTCATTTTTAGTTTGTTTTGAATCAATCTTTAATTCTTTAGTTTCTTTTTTTATTTTCTTTTCCTTTTTGTCGATTAATTCACCCCAACCCATTTTAATCCATTTGTCAACTTTGTGATCTTCGACTTCCATAATATCACCCTCTATAAATATTTGACCAGCTTTTTTAATTTGAGTTAATAGTTTAATTTTCATAATAGTAATTTTATGTAAAGATAAAAAAAAAGTGCCACTACTTTTTAAGACAATGGCACTTAACTTATTTATGAAATCAATGCAAAGTTATTGAAATTATTTTTATACTTACCATTGATATTAATTTTTAAACAAGTTTGCCCTAGATTTGGAATAATAAAAAAGCCATCATTGAACTCATCCCATAATGCAAAATAGTCAACATACTTTTTTTCATATGATGCTAAACCGGTTCGCCTTAGAGTTATTTGCATACTATTGCCTCGCCTCAGTCGATCTTTTCCTAAATACTTTATTTGAATTTTAAATAGTTTGCCATCCTTTTCTAATATACAATCATAATAACTAGAGCTTGATAATGGAGTTGATACATTATAACCTAAAGAGATGGCAGTTGCCGCAAAATGATACTCAGCAAAACACCCCTTTTGATTATGTGTCATTTATTAAAAATAAAAAAAAACCAGCTGAATGAACAACTGGCTTTTTCACAACCACGATTTAAAACAAAACAAAATTATATAATTACAATGGGTGTGATTGTATTATTTGTCTTATAGCATCCATATGCTTAAATACTAAAAGTTTTTTAATAGCTGGTAAATTATTCCATGCTGTTCTATCAATAGAACTAGCTATGATAGTGTCTGTATCTAATATTACTATTTTATTAGTTTGGCTACTCATTGTCTTTATTTGTTAGTACCGATATGCCCAAAATTCCCAATATAATGGCTGTTAACAAGTCGTTTGACATTTCAATAGCCCTAAACATCAAAAAGAATAAAAGGATCGCTAAAAAGTGCCTAATGTATTTTCTTTTCATTTAAATAAATCTTTTTGCACATTTGCCATTATACCAAATAAATTATTGAGCTTTTGTTTTTCATTAAACTTTCTTTGCTCTCGAGCTTTTTTAAAGTTATGCTCAAACTTGTTTTTATTGTAGCTCAT